AATGGTGAAACCAAATATACTGGGTCGAATCAGCATAATAAACATCTACATATTTCCATCAAAGATGACTGCGGTAATGATAAATCACCCTGGTTTGGCTGGATGGGAAAAGCAACACCACTCAACAAACTGGTAGCGGTAACAAAACCATTACCAAAAAAGGAGAATCAATGAAAGACCTCATTGCTAAGTTAAAGAGTAAAAAGACTAAGGCTGCAATTAAGTCTTATCTTCGCGCTGTTTTAGCATCAGCAGTAACTATGGGTCTAGCACTAGCTGCTGACCTTGCACCTGAATATGCGATCCTTATCGGATCTATCGCAGGACCACTGGCTAAGTGGGCAGATAAGACTGAGAAAGAGTACGGTCTAGGATCAGAGTAATTTAGTTTTACTGCGAGGTAATACGGAGGCCACCCTTAACTGGGTGGCTTCTTTTTTGTTGCCTAAATTTCTCTGTTGGGATTATCTATCGGGCAAGGAACTATTACTAGATTGCCACAGTTAACACAGGTTGCATCTAACATATACCAAGAGATCTCATAGTTATCAAAGGTAGCTAAGATTGAAAATACTTTTGAACCACAAGGACAAGCGTGTATTGGACCTAGAGAACGTAAATCAGTACCGAACTTTGGCGGAAGGTTCTCTTTATTTTTCCGCAGCCTTGGTAGACGGAGCATCCCAAGGTTACCTAATACGGCGCTTCAACGCGCCGTTTCTTAGTTAACTCGCCTTACGGCTCGTAGTATAACCATTTTACCTCCGGTAACCGATATCATCGCATCCACGGCGTGTCGCAATTACATTCCGGCGTTTGTCTACTTTGGTGATATAATTATTTTTAAGAGATAGGAGTTGAATTGACCGCGATAATTGGTATTCAAGGTAAAGGCTGGGCAGTATTAGCCTCCGATTCAATGACTACCTACACTGATAAACCTTACATTGCTAGAGGTTATGACAAGATAGTTAAGGTTAATGAATATCTAATAGCTGTAGCAGGTGATGCAACTGCTGGTGATATTTTAAATAACTTATGGCAACCACCAAAGGTGGTTAAAACTCAAAACTCTGATCGGTTTCTAATGATTAGAGTTCTACCATCTATCAAACAAACATTAACTGATGCAGGATATGACCCTACACCTAAGAATAAAAATGATGATGACTCTGGTTGGGATGCGTTAATTTGTTTTAACGGAAAGATATATCAGATTAGTGATGACTATGGGTATATGCGAGATGATAGAAACTTCTATGGCATAGGCTCAGGTGGTGGTATTGCACTTGGTGCTCTGGTAGCACTAGAGAGTGAAACTAAAACACACGCTAAAGCAGCAAGTGCTGCCAAGAAAGCAATCAATATTGCTATACAGTACAACGTATGGTGCGGTGGCACACCTAGTATCAAAACACAATTTACGAAGTAAGGAAGGTTATGTTAGAAATATTTTGGCAATTACAGTTTTATCTGTTAGATTTAGAAATGTACAAATTCATTTTAGAATGTTTTATTGAGTGGGGCTTATGATGACCGATCCAAAAGAGTTACTACTGCAGGTTCTACGGGATAAAGATGCTGGTAGAGCTAGGTCTAAACAAACACAGGTAGGTCCATCAGAGTTAGGTGGTTGCCGTAGAAAAGTTTGGTATCGTATTAATGGCAGAGAAGCAACTAATGATAATGAATTAAAATTGGCTGCCATTATGGGTACTGCTATCCACGCTGAAATTGAAAAGGCTATGTCAACTCTTGACCCAAAGGGTAAGAAGTATATGGTTGAAACTGAGGTTGAATACAATGGTATGAAAGCCCATATAGATTTATTTATACCAGAAACTGGAGATGTGGTAGATTGGAAAACCGTTAAGGTAAAAAATCTATCCTACTTTCCAACGCAACAACAGCGCTGGCAAGTACAGGTGTATGGCTACTTGCTTGAAAAGTCTGGGAAAGGGAAGCCCAAGACTGTTAATCTAGTAGCCATCGCCCGTGATGGTGATGAGCGAGATGTTAAAGTTCATTCAGAACCTTATGATCCAGCATTAGCACAAGATGCTTTGAACTGGTTATCAGCTATCAAAGAGAGCGCAATCGCACCAGAGCCAGAGCGCGATCCAAGTTACTGCAGATTCTACTGCAAGTACTTTGATGAGTCGGGCAAGGTTGGATGTACTGGTATAAAAAAAGAACTTATCAAGGCTGAGCTACCTATCATTACTGAAGCAGGTATTGATAATTCTGCCTTGTTATATCTACAATTAGATGCACAAATAAAAGAGTTGACCGAGCAAAGAGATTCAGTAAGAGAAACTCTAATCGGAGTAACAGGTGAGACTAGTAATGGTATCCAAATAACTTGGACATCAGTAAATAGATCATCTATAGATGCAACCGAGGTAGAAAAACTACTTGGGTTTGTACCGAAAAAAGAAGGACAACCTTCTACGAGGTTGAATATAAAACAAACTGGAGGAATATAATGGCTGCACCGGAAACAACAAAGTTTCAGGTTAACTATAAGTTAGCAGATGGAACTTTAATAAATATCTACGCAACTAATCAAGCAGAGTTAGAGGCATCTCTAACATCGCTAGCTGATCTATCAACATTAATTACAACTACTGGTAGTTCACTAGGTGCAACACCGCAAGTATCTAGTGGTGCTATTTCCTATGCTAAGAAAGCATTAGGTGCTACATCAGTAGCAACAGATGCAGGTGGCGATACAGTCACAGATAAGAATGGAACTGTCTGGACTTACAACAGAGCTGATGCACCTGATTGTGTTAATGGCAAGATGGTATTTGCAGTAGGTACTTCACAAAAAGGTAAACCTTATAAAGGTTGGTTTGATCCAATGAAAGGTCCTAAACCGATGCGTAAGCCAGAAGGCTACGTACCAGTTGATCCTATCTTTTTGAAGTGACCTATGCGGGTTCCTTGGGAATTTGAGAACCCGTTATGTGCAGAAGTTGGAATGGAAATATATTTCCCCGATATAGAAGATCCAAGCCATCGGACTCATACTAGAGCAGCAATAAGTATTTGTAATAAATGTCCCCATATAGCAGAGTGTGCTGAGTGGGGCATTACCCAAGAGTATTTTGGTATCTGGGGTGGATTAAATGTTGATGAAAGAAAACGTATTAGATCTGCCAGAGGTATAACTTTAAAGAAGGAAGACGTTGCTTAATTTAAACAGGGCGTGGCGTGGGTCAATAACTAATGCAACACCGCTACCTGATATATGGAAAGCTTTATCTGGTAAACAGATTAAGTTTCGCAGGGGTCAGGTATGTATGATTGCTGCTGCGCCCAATGTAGGTAAAAGTATGCTTGCTCTTATCTACGTAATTAAAGCACAGGTGCCTACCTTATTCTTCTCAGCAGATACAGATACTACAACGGTAATGATGAGAGCAGCAGCCCACTTATCGGGACACAGCCAGATTATGGTGGAACAAAACTTAACTAGTAACCGTCACTACTACGACAAGCATCTAGGCAATTTAGATAATATTCAGTTTGTCTTTGACTCATCACCATCATTAGATGATATTGAGTTAGAGATAAAAGCATATGTTGAATTGTTTGGAGTTCCACCAGAGCTAGTTGTGATAGATAACTTGATGAATGTGGCAGCAGAATCTGATAATGAATGGGCTGGACTTAGATCTATTATGGTGGAGTTACACGATATGGCTCGCAAAACTGAAGCCTGTGTTATGGTACTGCACCACGTTAGCGAACAGACTGAGTACAGTAAAACCACTGAACCGCCTCATCGTAGATCTATTCACGGTAAGGTATCTCAACTACCAGCATTAATACTTACTCTTGGCTTTGACCCATACAATAAAATACTAAAGGTTGCTGCAGTTAAAAATAGGTTTGGACCTCACACTGCAGATGGCTCCGATCACGTTGGTTTATTTGTTAATTATGAGTTATGTCAGATTAGTGACTCAGATGCAATGGGTAGAATGTATAGAAGGGATGCTATCTATAGTGAATCCAAGGTATAATAAGATAAAGGGAACAAAGTTTGAAACTGATGTAATGAAGTGGTTTAGGAAGATGGGTGTAGTAGCTGAGAGGCTACGATTATCAGGAGCAGAAGATGAAGGGGATTTAGTAGTAATCGTTGCTGGTCAGACCTACATCTTTGAGT